ACTTCATATCGCGCCCAACGCCATGTCCAAGCCGTCGTCTGCTCGGCTGTTAAAACCGTGCCGACGCCGCCGTCTGAATTGATTGTGTTGGGTTTGACGGTCAATGGGACTTTGACTGCATCCCCGCTGGTTGGTGTGATGACCAATGTCGCCGAATCCAAATGCTTAAGAGAGGGATGTACATAGCCTTTTCCATCTACAATCACGAATGTTATCGGTGACGTTGTGCCACGCTTCACGGCAAAATCAACACGGTTGATGGGCAACATGGCGAACCTCAGACATTAAAATCGACGGAAACGCCGTTTAATTCGTCCAGACTTTTAGCCGCTTCAATTTGCGCCTGCACAGCCTGACGGCGACCGGCAACGGTTGCCACCAACTCATCGTAAGCACGACACTTGCGCAACACAGTTTCTTTCAAGTCGTCCGAATTGATACCACGCGCAGCGGCAATAGCGTCCAATACTGGTGTCGCTGCGGATTTATCTGCATCCCAAGCGCGGGCTTCGGCTGCCTGGACAGACCAACTCTGCACCTCAAAATCAGGCAAGGCATCGGCACCGGAACGGGTAACAACGGTTTGTTGTGCCAGTTCCTTAAGTCGAGCCAGTGCGTTTGCTTTGGCTTTATCTAACGCGGCTTTTTCTTCCGCCTCTTTACGGGATTCATCAATAACCCATTGATCGCCAGACCAAGCTACATAAGGAGATTGCGGTTTAAGCAGTGTAAGGTCGGCTGGAATCTCGCCTGCTTGCTCGATAATAACTTCCTCTGCGTTGTCTTTACGGTAGGCTGTTTTGCCACGGTAGTCGGCGACCATTTCCCAGCTATTGCCATTCCATTGGGCAGCCATATCAGCAGGCACTTCCGGCACATCGGCATCAATACATCCACCCGGGATGATGTAGCTGCCGTCTTTACTGTAAATATTCAGCTCGGCAGTGTCCGTACCGATAAAAATATTGTTGTCGTCTACACGGCAAACAGTTTTTTCCCAATTGATTTGATTCATATTTTTACCTTTCTCTTTCAGACGACCTTTAAATCTTGATGCAGGCCATCAATGCGATATTGACTGGTCGAGTTTCGCTGCCACCATAGCTGCCGGTCTGACCTGGGTTGTCGACAGAAACAGTAGATGGGTTGTTCCCCCTATCCGTGTCTGCCAAAGTAGTCACACCAATACTGTGACTATGCTCTCTGATTTCGTCGTTCTGCCACGACCCCAATGCACGGCCGGCATCCACACCACGCCCGTCATCCCATGCACGCAGGAATACCCCACGTAGATCGGGCAACTTGAACGTCGTGCGACCGTCACCGGCTCCATAACTGGTACCGATTGCAGCAAACAGCCCGCTAAAATTGGTACGCGACACATCTGCGCCATTGGCTTTCAGCCAGCCAAAGGGCGGAGTCCCATGTGCGAAAAAGGCAATAGAACCGGCAGGCAGACCAACATTCAGAATAGTTTGGTCGACTTTGGCAATTAATCCCGGCGTATCCCAGCCGATAGAGATTTCGTGATTTCTGCCGCCCAATCCGACAGAGCCGCCACGTCGAACGGTGTCTGATAAAGCCTTGGAAAGGGCAAAGGATGACGGGATGGTTGCCGCGCCGGTATCGTTTGGGTTTTGGGATAAACTGCGGTTTGATAAGACAATCGCACCGTCGTATAACAGGCTCCCATTGTTGGCAAGGCGCAATTCTTTACCTGATTTCTTGTTGAACAGGTAACCACCATCGGCATTTGCGCCTAAGTTAAGTACATTTCCGCCGTCCAATAAGGCTTTGGTATCAGATACAGACAATCCCTTGGCAGCGTTGAATTCAGCAAGGAACGTTTTCATACCATTGACGTTTTGATTACCTGTCGTTTTGACATTACCGCCGTCAGCCTGATTGTTTGCCTCTTTGATTTTGCCGACTTCGTCACCGATCAGTTTTTCAATGGCTCGACGGACTTGGTTCTGATTGTTTTTCTCAGGCGACAATTTCGCCGCTTCCAAAATGCCTATTAATTCCGCCTGAACTTGGTTTAACCACCATGCAGGAAGAACTGTTCCCAGTTCGCTGGTGCCGTTGCCGTCACGAAACAGCTTGTCCGATGTCTCAATTGGATACATCGCTACCTCTCATAAGTGAAATGCACATCTGTATGTGCAGGTTTTAAATCTTGGATAACACGTTCGATAAACGCGTCACCGTAGCCACTCAACCGTTCGCCAGCCGTTGAAACCCCCGCACGGAATTGATAAATGTGGTTGTTGCCGTTTTTAATATTCACGCGCCACACATAAATCACATCTTCGTGGCCGAGCCGGTCGCCAACTCTGTTTACCCCTGCACGGAAGGGCTGTGGTTCGGTAATCTGTATCTGATAGCCCGCAGCAGCTGCGAGTTGGACGAAATAAGGTATTGACAGCCCGCCTGTCTCATTAAGCTTTGCGAGCACGGCAAGTATTCGCTCTTGCCGTGTTTTGCCGTCTGGAATTAGCCCCAAGACACGCTCCCAGTCCAGTAACATATCGCCCGATGTCGCTGGGTTGATTGCATTGGTAACCGTCAAGCCGTGTTCCTGAACCTCCTCCAAGGCTTTACCGTCAATCTGCGCCTGCGCGCGGATACGCGGCGCGGTGCGGGCGTATGACACGGGAGGCAATAGCCCTAATAAGGTCTCTCTATATCCCATGTCACACCATCTTTGTGATAACTAAATTGCCGAGCTTGTACCATTCGACCTTGTTTGATGTGTCTGCTGCCAAATTCGCAGCCGGAGAGACCAGTTTTCGGTCAATCACGCCATCGGTATTGCTGATTGCTGCCTCAATCTTCGACACAATCACGCTGTCGCCCGGTATCAAACTGTCGAAATACTCTGTCAGAGCGACTTTGATTCGCTCTTTAACTGATTCCAATGCTACGCCATCAACCTTGACCTGCATTTCCACAGTCAATGCTGTGATATCAGGCTTGAGTACGGCCACATTCTTAGCCGTGACTGGGCGCACATCGTCGATGTAGTCCTGTACCTTCTTAATGGTTTCATCGGACGGCAGACCGTTTTCAGATGTAATGACCACGTCTACCGTACCCAAACCTCGGCGCAATGGATGCACATAAGCGGCGGTCACTCCATCAACACTCAATGCCCAGTTGCGGTAATCGTATTTATTGCCACCGGCAGGCGGTCTGCGCAGGATTTCAAGCAATCTTGCCAACAGAGATGCGTCACTTTCGCCGTCTGTCCCTCCCTCGGCTGACACGGTACAGTCGGATGACACGCCAATCGGCGCGGCCATCATTTCGGCAGAGGTTTCGTTCGTATTCGCCGCTGCACCAGATTCCAAGGCCATGATTCTGACCCTGCCCACACCGTTCGCACTGATTTCGCCCGCGAATCTGACTTGATAGAGCCTGCTTCCTGCTCTGATTTGCAGGCCTGCAGCGATTTGGCTGCCTGCAATACCCGTCAGTTTTGCTTCGCCCGTCGCGGTTGTCGGGTTTCGACGATAAATACCGCGCATGGCGGCGTGTCGTTCCAAATAATCGCTGTCCGCCGTATCTGGAAATATTTGACGGGCTATCCAATGTTGATGTGCGTATTGCCCCATCGCGCAGCTTGCAAGACGGCTGGCGTGGACAAAGTGGTCACTGTCCTCGCTGACATCTGCCGACGGCCAAATACTCTTGGTATCGCGCAGAATCGTGTCGCGTATCTGTTCGAATGTCGGGGTTTTAAACACTTGATAATTGCCTTTTAAATCGGTTTTAAATCAGAGGGACTTTATGGCTGTAATCGAACGCGCCTGTTGCAGTCTCTACACGGATGCTCAGTATCAGGCTGCCGTTTCGCGGCTGCCCTGCTTTGACGGTAATGTTGTCTGCTCTGCCGCTATCCACAATGGGCTGTAACGCCTCTGATGCGTACTGCTCTGCCAACAGACTGACCCGTTCCAAGTCTTTCTCACGTTGTAACAGATGCAACAATGAGCCGACCGTTTTATCCGCCCACCAGCTGCCCAACGGCGTCAGTAGGCGGATATAAACTGCGTTTTGCAGGTTATCGGTCATGCGGCCTGTATAGTCGCCGCTGTTTGGGTCTAGTTGTTTGTCCATGCTGTCATTTTCTCGTTTTTGACTGCATTTAAAGAGCGTAAGTGTTTCAAACCCTTAAACAAAAAGGTCGTCTGAAAAT